AAAATTTTGAGCTGATTGAGGCAATAACTCATTTTAGATATGTTGAAATTTATAAAGGCACTCATGGGTATAAATATCATTATAAGCATATTAAAGAAGAAATAGCAGATAATCTAGTTTTACTAAGTCAATTCATTTTATATTATAATATCAATTTAGATGATATTGAAGAAATTTTTAAACAAAAAGTAGAAAGGCAATTGGAAAGGATAAAAAAAGACAAAAAATAGTCTTTTTTTATTAAAAAAAACTGCTACTTTTTAAAAAAAACCGTAATAATTCATTAGGAGGACTAATGGAAGAATTTGAAATAAAAAATAATAAATATGAAATTATTAAAAAAAGTTTAGATAACTACACTTTAAAATATAAAGACAAAGAAATAAATTTTAAAAGTGATGTGGAAATCACAGAAAAACTTCAAGGTGGAAACAAAGTAGGACGTTTAAAACTAATAGCAGATTTGAAAAAAGATGGTTTAACCGTTAACGATTTAGTTGTAGAAAAAAAAGTAAACGGTAAAACATACCGTGACCTTTCAAATAGAACATTTTTAGAGCAAGGATATATAAACGATGCTATTTCAGAAATATTTGATAAAATTTGCAAAGAAAAACTAGGAATAGGATTATCTGATTTAATAATGGATATTGGTTTAAATGAAAATGAAATAGAAATATTTTCTGAAGAATTAGGCAATGCGTTGATAGGTAAAACTCCCAGATGATGGAGAAAAGAAAAAAGGTATAAATAGAACGTATATTTGCTTTGCTTACAAAGAAGACTTAGAACAAATGTATGCTTTTTATTGTTCAAGATATGAAAATATTAGTTATGAACAATTTTTAAATTTGGGAATAGAAGAATTTAGAATGAAATTAAAAAGCATTCCAGAAAGTGAACCTTTAAGCAAGATAATAAAGTCAAGATTAATAAATATAAATAAAATAAAAGATAAAGAAGAACGCCAATATTGGCGTAATTTAAAAAAAGCAAACAAAATACCAGACATTTACATTTCAAATGAAGAATTAGACGAAATTTTAAAAGAAAAATATAGTAATAACAAAAACACTGGAGGGATATTATGAAAAAAGAAAATTTAGAAGAATATATGAATAAAATAAATTTTGAAATAGGACATAATTTAGCTGAATATACTGATTTAGAAAAAGGTATTATATATCCTGTTACACTACCTCATTTAATGCCTAATTTAGATTATATTGAAGCAACAGATGATGAATTAAAAAGGCTAGAATTTGATTTAAAAATAGAAAAAGGAATGACATTTACAAAAACAAAAATTACTAGACCTTATCCAAAATATGAGGATACAAAAAAAGAAGAAGATAAAAATATTCTTATTGATAAAGAATACAATGTAAATAAAATATGGAACGTTACCAATGCATTAAATTTATCTAGAACATTTAACAATAAAAAAGATGCAATAGATTTTTATTTAAAAACTAGAGAAAATATAATTTCTCACATGGAGAAATAATGAAAAGAAAAATAATATTCTATTTTAAAAATATTAATTCTATTGGTGGTGTAGAATCCTTCTTTTATTACCTTAGTAAAAAATATAACAATTTTACCATTTTATATGGTGGAGAAGACTCTTGGCGTATTAAAAGAATGTTGCAGGTAAAGAGGTTAAATGAATACGTAGAAGCAGTCCATTACAACGGTGAAGACATTGAGTGTGATAAATTCTTTTGTAATTATGATCCAAATATCTTAAACAAAGTAAAAGCAAAAGAAAAGATATTAATTATTCATACTCTTTATAAAAAAAGAAATCTGAGAATACCATATCTAGATAAGTTTGATAAATTTATAGGTGTTTCAAAAACAGTATGTAAAGATTTTAAAGAATGGACAGGAAAAGATATTGAATTAATATATAACCCTATAACACTTGAAAAGCCTGAAAAAGTTTTATTCCTATTAAGTACAACAAGACTTACAAAAGAAAAAGGCAAAGATAGAATGCTGCAACTTGCAAAAATTTTAGATGAAAATAATATCCCATTTGTATGGTTAGTATTTACAGACAATAAAAAAGAGATTAAACATCCTAACATAATTTTTATGGAACCAAAATTAGATATAACAAATTATATATCAAAAGCTGATTATCTAGTTCAATTATCTGATAATGTTGAAGGATATTGCTACACAGTAGTAGAAAGTTTAATATTAGGTACACCTGTTATAACAACAAAATGTGATGTATTTAAAGAAATAGGTATTAAAGATGGTATAAATGGATTCTTATTAAATTTTGATATGAAAAACGCACCAATAGACAAGATATACAAAGGATTAAAAAAGTTTGAATACGAACCACCAAAAAGTGAGTGGGACAAATACCTAGACAATAATTCAAAATACAATCCTAACAAAAAGAGAATAGTAAAACCTATAAGAACATATTACGATATGGAACTAGAAAAAAATATAAAAAAGAACGATGAACCTTTTGAAGTAACACAAAAAAGAGCCAATTTCTTAGTAACAGATTTAAAGACAGTTGTTTACGATGAGGGTAAATAATGAAATTAACAGTAATAATACCAGTTTACAATCAAGAAAGATTAGTAATAAGAGCTCTTAAAAGTATTCCAACTATTGATGATATAGAAACTATTGTAATAGATGATAAATCAACCGATAGAACATACAGAAATGTACTTAAATATATCCATGATAATGATAGAAAAAATATACTACTTTTACAAAACGAAAAAAATCTAGGCGTAGGTTTAACAATAAACAAAGGATTAGATAATGCCAACGGTGAATATATAGTTTTATTAGGTAGTGATGACTACTTCTATACAGATAAATTAAAAGAAGCATATAAACAATTAGATGGAACAGATTTAATATATTTCGATCTAAAAGTAAATTCAGGGGATATATGGAAAGTAAACAAAGAAACAAAAAATATATTTGTTGGAAGCGTAAAATTTATGAAAAAAGATTTTATAAAAGATACTAGAAATGAAAATTTAAGAGTTTTTGAGGATTTGTATTTTTATCGAGAATTAATGAAAAAAAATCCTACAGAAAAATTCTTAGGTTATGTAGTAAAACATTACAACCATCCTAGAAAAGGTAGTTTAATAAATCAAGCACAAAGGAAGTGATTAAAATGGCTTGCAAAAGAGGTAAAAAGAAAAGATAAACACTACTTTATAGGTAGTGTACTAATGATATATATGGAAGCGTGTTGGAGGCTCAAAAGAGGTCAATATGTAACTGAAAAATAAAAAGATTCCAACTTAGGTTGTATATTGACGTCTTGGGTTTATATCATCAATACAGTATTTATAAAAGATATTAAAAGAGGTGATAAAAATGGCAGGTAAAGAAGGAGCACCATATAAAAATACTAATGCTCTAAAATACAAAACAAAAAAAGCATTAAAACAAGGTATAGATGATTATTTTAAAAACTGTGATGATAGAGAAAGACCCTATACTATGAGTGGACTTGCTCTACATCTAGGTATAGATAGAAACACTCTTATAAACTATGGAAAAAATGAGTTGTTTTATGCTCTTGTAAAAGAAGCTAAGGATAGAGTACAAGCAAGTATAGAAGAAAACGCCTTTGCAGGTAAGTATAATTCTACATTTTCAATATTTAATTTAAAAGCAAATTATGGTTGGAATGACAGTCCAAAAGATGAAGAAAAGAAAGAAACACCTGTTGTAGAGGTTAGAGTAGTAGATAATAGCAATTTAGAAAAAGTATTGTATGAGGAAAATGAAAAAGATTAATTTTAAAGATTTAAATAAAAGGAATGATTATTCATTATTCCAGTTTCTAGAAAGAGGTTTAAACATGGAATTTATAAAAATAGGCAAAAATTATATGATAAAAGATAGTAATGGAAGGATAGTGTCAGAAAAAGAAAAATTACAATTAGAAAATAACGAATTAATATTAAATGATATTAAATCCAATAATTGTCAAGAAAAGACAACAAAAAAAGTATCTAAAAATAAAAAAAGAATAAAAGAACTAGAAAAAGATGATAATACAGAGGTAACAGATGATATTATCAAAGAAACAGATACAACTAAGGAATGATATATTAAATCCTTATATACCAAATATAAGCGTGCTAGGTAGTACTCAATCAGGAAAAACCTATGATATAGCAGGAGCTTTAATAGAATACGCAAATGTTTTAAATGAATATGAAAAAGAGCGACGCAATAATAAAGATTACATTCCTAGGGAGTACTCAGGAGCTATTATAGGATGGACAACAGATACAGTAAAATCTAACATAGTTGATAATTTAGAAAATATTTTAACTAAAGAATATAATTTTAAAAACGGCAAAGAGTATGAACTTAAGTTTGGACAGCAAGATAAGTATTTAAAGATTTATAATGTAAAGTTTTATTTCTTTGGTTTTAACAATAAATTATCATTTAACAGGATACTAGGTAAACCATTAATATTCTGCTGGGTAGATGAAGCAGCAAGAATTTACTCATCTTCTCCAGTATTACAAGAAAGCTTTGATGAAATTCCAGGTCGTATGATGAGTTATGCAGGGCATCCTTATTATAAAAGAATAGATTCGTTCAACGTTGAAGGTAATGAAAATAATCCTTATAAGATAGAATATATAGACAATAAACCAGACTGGAAAAAATATGTATTTTTTCCTTATGATAATCCAATACTAGATACTGAAGAAAAGATAAGAAAAGTAATAGAGATATTCCCTAAAGGCTCTTTAAGAGACCAAAAAGTATACAATAAGTGGGTAATAGCAGAGGGTAGGGTATTCCCTATAATAAACAAATTAGACAGTCTAGAAGGCTTTATTATACGCGAAATAGGTATAGGTATAGACTATGGTTCAGTTAATCCTACAGCATTTGTACCAATAGCACTTGCATATCATACACAAACAAGAAAATGGGTACTTATTAGACTAGGAATATACTACCATGCACCTGAAAAAGAAAAAGACAATCCAACAACGGAATATTATTCAGCACAGTTGAGATTATTCTTGATTTATTTAAAAGATAAATATCCTAACATTCCAATAACAGATATAGTATTAGATAGTGAAGCGGCTCACTTTCACAATAGGCTAATAGCAGATAATATTAAACATTCGTTATCAAAAAAAGGTGCTGGTTCAGTTGACAGGGATAACCAGTATATGCAGTCTTTATTTTATAAAGGTTATTTATACATTTATGAAGAAAAGTCTATTCGATATTTCACAAATGATGGATATTATCAAGAAAGTGAAAAAGATGAAGGATTAATAGAAATTGAAGGATATAGATACGACAAAGTAAAATCTTTAAAAGAAGGTACTAACTGTTATGTAAAAGAAAATGACCACTCTAGGGACGCATTAGCATATATTATAGCTAAGTTTAAAGCTACGGGAAGGAGCCCGATAGTGTGATTATAAAATGCAAAAAAACAAAAAGGTTTTTATTAGATATAGATATAGAAGACTATTTATCTAATTTAGAGAATCTAGGCATATCTCAAGAAATACCTTTAAAGATTATAATACCTTGTAGGCTATGCAAGAAAAAAGAAATATATCATATTTATAAAAATAGATATGAATTTATAGAAAATTTAAGTGTAAAGCCTACAAAAAAACAAATAAAAACGTAATAATTGTAATAGAATTGAAGTGCAATTTTTTGGACACAAAATGTGTCGCAGCCTTTAAGCACATATCTAGAAAGGATATGTGTTTTTTATGTTTAAAAAGAAAAATTGGACTGTGTATTTATTCTACAACGGAATAAAGATAAAAAAAATAAAAGTAGATGATTATAAAGAACTAGAGGATATATACGTAGTAGTTTATGGACATAAAAAGATATTTGGAAAAAATATAGCAGGTTTAGTGCTTGAAATAACAAAACTTTTAAAAACAGATGAAAAAAACAAAAAAATATATTTTGGAACAGTTTTAAAGAAAGGAGTTGACTTATAATGCAAGGCAGAATAAGAGAATTTAATCCATTACAATCACCATTTATAAAGATTAAAACAAAAGTAGTTTATCCAGGCATGACAAACGGAATGCCAAACATAAAAGAAGAATATAAGCATGTGGTAGCTCCTAGTGCAAAAAAAATAGCTACATATATTAGAAATCAAATATTTGGTAGTGACTTGCTTACACAGGTTGAAAACCTCGATATAAATTGGTTAATGCCTACTCTAGGACAGGCATTAGAAGAAAGCGTATATTGCAAAGAAGCTTTTATATATATCCATAAATTTAGAAATAAAGTATATCTAGAAGTGTTAAGAAAAAACCAAATTCATGATCTAGTACAAAAATACGATATGCTAGAAAGTTTAAAAATAATAGAAGACTTTGAAGATGAAGAAAACGACTACTATCTAGAGAGAGAAATAGAACAAAAGGAAAATGGTACGGCAATTATAGAATTTAAAGCTTTTGAAAAAGAAAAAAAGGCAAAAGAATATATACCAATGCCTTTGTGGAAGTTTAACAAGATAATGAAAACTGATTATAAAGAAATTTATAACTTACCATATCATCCAGTAATTAACATAGACATAGGGCAAGACTTTTTCAAAGATAGTGAAAAATTTATAAATGAAGAAATGAATATATTTAACACTTTTGCTGAAGAGATAGACAAAACCAAAACAAGAATAGTAACAAGTCAGCATTATCAAAGTGGAGATATAACCTCTAGCTGGCAACCTACATCAAACATGTATGAAGTTAAAAATATTAAATTAAACAATATTCAAGATTATTTCACTTTGGTACCAGGTGATGAAGAACATCAAATATTTGAGTTTTTACAAGGTGATATAAGAACAAAAGATTATATAGATAGTTTTAAATTCTGTGATTATCAAATCATACAAATGGCAAATTTAAGCCCAGCATCGTTTGGTTATGAAAAAGATAGCTACCAAAATGTGGCAAGCGTAGATTTAAACGCTAACCTTACAGAAATGACAATAGAAACAATTAAAAGGCAACTAGAACCACAAATCAATAATTTAATGGAAAACATTGTTAAGCTACAAAAAAATCAAAGAATAACAATTAATGAGATACCAGCAGAGTTAGAGTGGGATTATGGTTCTAATGAACGCTTTGATGATATGAAAAAGATTGAAGTATTAAGCAGGATCCAAAAAACAGCTAGTGTACCTTATAGCGTACGTTCTAAGATTATCACACCAATTTTAAATAAATTAATTGATGAGCCTTTAGAAAATGAAACGTTAACAGAGGAATACAAAAAAGAGCGTGAAGAAATCAAAGTAGAATTTGGGGAAATCTAATGTATGAAGCGTTTGAAATTGAAGAGTTTATCAGAGATGAAGTCCAATATTCAAAACAATATTACATAAGAAAAATGGCACAAACAAAACAGTTGTTCTTTGAATATTTAAAAAACAATAAAACACCTGAAGAGTTCAATAAAGAAGTAGATAAAATATGGGGCAAGATAAACCATAATTTTATGGATAAAAAGCTAGAAGAACTTCAAGAAATGGTAAGTAATAAAGAATTTAAAGATTATGAAAAATACTCTAATGCTGAATTTTCAAAAGTTGCTGAAATGACATTTAAAGGCAGGCAAGAACAAGTATTTACTTATGAAGAGATTTACAAAATAAATCCTGAGCAAGAATTTATTAAGAATGAAATTAAATATTTAAACGATAGAAAGAGAATATATAATTCTAGTTTTAATTCTTTAAGTGGTGAAGATGATGAATACCAAAAAGAATATTTAAGTGATTTAGTAGAAAGTTATAACAAGTATGATGCAACAATACCTTATTTTAACGCCGATGGAACGTTAAAATGTTACAACACTGTAGCTACATATAACTCAATGCTGTACAACGTAAATTTAACCAAAACGGCATGGAATAGAACGTATTACGACAGTATCTTACTAGATAATGATAAATGGATTATATATCCTCATATGTATTCTTGTCCAACGTGTGCAATACATCAAGGAAAAATATATACAACAAAGGAAAGAGAAAATGCTATTTATGACGGTGTAGGACATCCAAATTGTAAATGTGTTTGGTACCTATACTGGGGAAAAGAACAGCTAGAGGATGTAAAAAGGTATGACAGTCCAGAATGGAAAGAAGCATATCAATTAAGACAAAAGATACAATCTTTAAACCTAGAACGGTATAGATTGAAGAAAGATAGACAACTTTATAAAGATTTAGGAAATCAAGAAAAAGCTGATAAAACACTTCAGAAAATACAAGTGTTAAACAAAAAAATTAAAGAACTTAAGGAAGGCTTACCAACTAATCCAGAAAAAGTAATGCAATCTTTAAGCACTAGACAAAGATAATTTATAGACCAGTCTTGAATGTCTTTAAACTTTAAGAAAAAGGTTAACCAAAAAAGCACTTCTCAAATTCTAGATAGAGAGGAGAAAAGGAAATGAATATTGATATTACTAAATATCAAAAAAACAAGGATATTGAATTATCTAACGATGATATCAATATTGACAAAATGATTAAAGACATAAGGAAAGGGTATGTATTAGGTGAAGAAGTTGACAATGCCAGAAATGAAGCTATCAAAGAAAGCACTTCAAAATATACAGAATTAGAAACAAAATACAACAATCTTGAAAAAAGCTACAATGATGTTCAAGCAAAGATGGTTGAAAAGACTAATACTATTAACGATTTAAATTTAAAAATTGGTATGAATGATTTAGGTTTTGATAAATCTAAATTTGATAAAATTTCTAGTCTCAGAAAATCAGTATATGCTGAAGAACAAGATGATTTAAAAGCATTAGAAAAGATTAAGGAAGATTTTGGAGCTTCACTAATTGAGGTTAAAGAACAACCAAAACAAGAAATACCAGAAGAAACAAACTTTAATACAACACCTAAAACAGAAACCCAAATCAAAATTACAAGAAAAACAAAAATAAGTGATTTATTAAAAAGATAAGAAAGGAAATGATAAATAATGAATTACACTGAAGTAAACCTAGATTTACAAGGTACAGCACAAAGAATTTACTATTCTTTATTATACCGTTCAACTTTCTATAAATTCTTAAATGAAAGTTATATCGGAACTTTAAGAAATACTGGTGTACCAATGATTGAGGTACTAAAATCAAAAAACATCACTGCAAATGTTAGAGCAACAAAAGAAATAGCTAACAGATTAAATCCTGCATTAATGGAATATGAAAGCGTTAAAGTTGATTTAACTGAACTACCTTTAGACTATTCTATTAGAATCCCATTGCTAGTAGCAGGTTCAGACATTACTAACACACTTGAAGATGCTATGGAAAAGAAAGACCAAGCTGTTGCTTTAGCAGTAGATACTTATGGATTTGGAGTACTTGCTGACCAAGTAACAGAAGAGGCTATTTGGAATCCAGCTACTCAAGAAGAGTATGTTACAACTATTAATGGACTAAGAGCTAGATTATTCAATAATAACGTATTTGATGATTACAGAATGGGTCTTAGTGCAACAGAATATGCTAACTATGTTTCAGCTATTACAAGCGTACTTAAATACGAAACAATGGCAGGCGTTGAGGGTGTAGACCGTGGAACTATTGCAGTTGCATATGGTGTTGGAGCATTCCCAATAAATGATGAAATGCTAGATGGTGTAAAAGGATATTTCTACAACCCAATCGCTGTTGTAGGAGATGCATTCTTTGACACATTCTCACAATTCAATTCACCTCAAGGCTATCCAGGATATTTCGTTCTTGAAGGAAATATGATGTTTGGAGCTAAAGTAATTGAACCAAACGCAATTATAGCATTAAAAGAAACTATTAGTGGATAGTAGAAAGGAGGTCTATTATGACTTTCTTTACAATAGAAGAATTTAATAACAAATACAATATAAATTTGTCACAAGATGATGCATGGAAAATAGAAGCAGTATCAGAAATGATTTACAATCAAGTAGGTTTAAAATACCGTGATAATTCTTGGAATAATATCACGGTTCCTACTGCTATTAAAAACGCTTCTATGGAACAACTTAGATTTATGTATGAATATGATATACCATTAATTGATTATAAAGGCAAGGTAGAAGCTGGAGACATGAAAAACGAGCTTAAAAGCGATTATTCAACTTTAGCTCTACGAATGCTTGGAAATGCTGGTTATTTATTCCGTGGAAATCCACTAAATCAAAACATGAGCATGTCTTTCCCGTTTGGTGATTAATTATGTTTAATGTTAATGGAATGCCTGCTATTCTTATTCAAAATAATAGAAATACTAGTTCTTATTATGATGATCAAGATAAAAGGCAAGTGAATATAGTTGCTTGTCCTTATAACTCAGACATAACTGTTAAATTTGGTACTTATACAGTACCAGAAGCAGAAGGGTATTTTATCCTTAAAAACTGTGTTGATGTTAAAGAAGGTGACCAACTAAAGATTGGAGATAGAACATTTTCTATTTTAAAAGTAAAAGATAACTGGATTTGGAATAAAATAGCTAATTTTACGGTGGCGGTAAAATGAGCAAAATAAAAGTAGAAGTTGAAATGTTAAAAGATTTACCTATTAAAGAATTGGACAGATATATAGACTATACAGTTTATAACATAGCTAGAATAACACTAGACTACACAGCACCTCATATACCGTACTTAAGTGGAGATATGGAGCATGCTATTGCTAGTTATGGTGTTAGAGGTTCTAACAAAGAATACACATTAGGAGACAATACCACAGACTATTCTTTGTATGTTTGGAATTATCCTCAAAGTAGTACTAATTGGACTAATCCACGTTCTTATTCTAAATGGTTCATAACTGAATTTAAAAACAGAAAAGAATTAATAGTACAAAACGCAGTAAACAACGCTAAGAGGGGGATAGGATTGTAATGACTTTAGATGATATTAAAAACAAAAATTTAGTTCTATGCGAATACATACAAACACTCTTTGAAGATTATAAAGTAAAAGCTGAATTTTCTACTAATGATAATGACATAAAAGTTATTACAGTTCAAGAGGACACTGGTCAAAAGACAGTATTCTTTGGCAATGTTGCACCATTAAACAATTATTACAATATTGAAATTTTTGGAGACAATATTCAAGAACAAAAAAATGTTAGTGTTCTTATAGGTAATTTAATAGGTAATCACATTTTAACAGATTTTAACAATCAAAAATGGCAAATAATATTTATGCAAGTATCTAATCCTAGAGCTATACAATACATGGATATAAGAAGAGTATCTTATAGTCTCACATTAAAATGCATTATTAACAGAGTGGCATAGAAAGGATTAAAGATGGAACATTTCATGAATGAAAGAGATTTCATAAGAAATCTTAAAGTAAATACTGGAACAACAGAAAGCCCTGAGTTTACAACAGTATGCACAGCAAGTGAAATAAATTTAAACACTGACCTTGAAATCAAAGATTTTTATACATATTGTGATGCATTAAAAAGAAAGATAACTACAGGTGCAGAAATGAGTTTAGAAGCCGATATTAAAGTGGATGCTAATAATGATGCTATTGTTGCTTTGCTAGATAGAGTTCACACTTTAATTAGTGAAGGAACTATATCACAATTCAATAATCTACTAATTCAATTTGACTTATTTAGTGGTATAAATAATTCTGTTTTAGAATATACCACTTATCAAATAAATACTAATTTAGAAGTTTCTGACTTAGGTGGACCAGCAGAGGATGAAGCAGCATTTACTGCAACATTTAATTTTAATGGAAAAGGAACTGTTGTTACAAGTTCTTAATAAAAACCTTCAAGGTGGGGTGGAAAACCTCACCTTATTTTTTTAGAAAGGAGTTAATAATATGAATGGAGCTACAGTCTTAACTAAATTTATAGCTGATACTAAAGACTTTGATAAAAAAACGCAAAATGTATCAAAAAGCTTAGGCTCTTTAACAGGCTCTTTTGTAAAAGGCTCTTTAATCGCTGGTGGATTATCTAAAGCTATGGGCCTTGTATCAAACAATATGGATAAAGCAATAGATAGATTTGATACTTTAAATAATTTCCCAAAAGTAATGAAAAACCTAGGACAGTCTACTGAAGACAGTCAGAAAGCTATTGATAAAATGGCAGAAAAATTAAGTGGACTCCCAACAACATTGCAAGATGGAACTCTAGCAGTACAACGTTTCACTTCTAAAAACGGTGATGTTAAAAAGTCAGCTGATTTGTTTTTAGCAGTAAACAACGCTATTTTAGCTGGTGGAGCACCTACAGGAAATCAAGCAGCAGCTTTAGAACAACTTACGCAAGCGTATTCACGTGGTAAATTTGAGTTACAAGAATGGAAAAGTTTGCAAATAGCAATGCCAGCACAATTAAAACAAGTAGCAAATGCTATGGGATATGTATCTGATAGTGATTTATATGAAGCTTTAAAAAATGATGATATAGCTATGGATGATTTCATGAACACTATAATGAAATTAAACTCTGAAGGTGCAAACGGTCTTGCTAGTTTTGAAGAACAAGCAAGAGGATCAACCACAGGCATTAGAACAGCATTAACCAATCTAAACACAAGAGTTGCAACAGGATTAGCAGAAATGCTAAAAAGCGTAAATAAAGGTTTGTCAAAGGCAGGTTTAGGAAATATAGCACAGGTAGCTGACAAAGTAGGAACGAGTATTAAAAATGCTTTAATTAGTGCAGCTCCTTATATTACGAAATTTACGATTTTACTAGGAAATATGTTCAATTTTATAAGTGAACATAAAACGCTTTTTAAATCTTTAGCAACAGCTGTATTAGTTTTTGTTGCAAGTTTAAAAACTATTACCGTTGCTATTAGTGCTTTAAGAGGTGTTATTGCTATAGTTACAACATTTATAAAAATACTTAATGTTTTAAAATCTGTTATAACAGCTGTAAAAGTAGCTTATATAATTTTAAGAACAGTAATGCTTTTAAATCCTTTTGCAGTAGCAATAACGGCAATCGTTGCTTTAGTGGCTGGTTTAGTTTTACTCTATAAAAAATGTGATTGGTTTAGAAATCTTGTTAATGGGATATTTGAGTGGATAATTAACTTTTTCAAAAACAACTGGAAAAACATACTATTATTCTTAATAAATCCATTTGCTGGTGCATTTAGTTACTTATATAATCACTGCACTTCATTTAGAAATTTTGTAAACAATTTTGTTACTACAATAGTAAATTGGTTTAAGTCTATACCATCAAAATTATCAAGCGTGGCAAGAGGTATAGTAAATGCTTTCTTATACGTACCAAAACAAATGTATAACATAGGAAAACAAATTGTACAAGGACTTGTAAACGGTGTTAAAAATGCAAAACAGATGGCAATAAATTCCGTTAGAAATTTAGGCTCTACTATTTTAAAGGGAATTAGAAAAGTTTTAGGTGTTCACAGCCCATCGACAGAGTTTGCATTAGTAGGAAAATTTAGTGTTTTAGGATTTACTGAACAGTTAGACAAAATGAAAAGTAAACTCCAAGAGCAAGTTAACGACACTTTTGGTATATCACCACAGCTTGCCACTACAAATAGTTTACATTATTCACCTAATATAATCGTAAACAACACTATTAATCAGACTCAAGACCCGCTCGGCAGGATGGTAAATCAAGTAAAAACATATTCAGGTGGAGCAAGAAACGACTACAATTATGGACAAGGAGTAGCCTAACATGATTAAAATATATATAGATAATATTGAAGTTTATTGCGATAAAAATTTCACTATAGAAAATGAGATGCTTAATATACCAAACGTAATTTTAGATAATGTTTATCCTGCAAGTTGGGAAGTGGATCAAGATTATGTATCTAGATTTTATTATCCACCAGATTATGCAAAAGTAAAAATATATGATAATGAAAATTTGATATTCTGTGGTGTTGTTAAAAATACTGGAACTATAAGTTTAAATCCTAGAGACCCTCATTACTGTTCGATAGAAGTACTAGACTTTAAAACGTTTTTATCAGAGGGTGAAACACTAGATTTTGTAATTGCTAATAAAACCATTCAAGAAGCTCTTGAACAAGTAACAAGTGTTATCGAAAAATACGGTTTCACTTTGGGAGATGTAAATATATTAAACCCTAATGAAATAATAGGCGCTTATTCTACCAAAGATAAAACAGCGTATGATGTTTATCAATATATTGCTGATATAACTAACTCAAGATGGACAACTAAAATGATTGATGAAAATACGGTTCAAGTAAATTTCTATGACCCCACGCTTATGAATGAAGGATTAGAAATTGAATACACAAAGGAATTTTTTGAAGATAACAATATAAACGATATAAATTTTAATTATGGAACTTATGACTACAGAAATAAACAAGTAATGCTTTCAAGTGAAGTATATTCAAGTATTTCACAACAAGAGGTAATGGTTGCTAATGGATATCAAACACAATTTAATACAGAACAAAAAATAGGTTTAGTTAATTCTATTACAGTTAATGGAACTGAAAGAAGCTTTACAACAAAAGATAATAAAGAATTGGGATATACTGCAGATTTTTACTATTCACCAGGAGAAAATTACTTTGAATCTAACGATTTACAAAGCGCAGGTTCGATAATAAACATTAGTTATCAATCTGTAGTAGAAGGACGCCAAGTAATTATTAATCCAAACGAAATTAATAGAATAAATGCTTCTACAGGTAGATATGGAGTAGTGGCAAGATACGAAAATAGAAATGATGCTACTACAAGTGGTGAACTTCAAAAAATTGGAGAAAGTTATATCAAGTTTAAGGGCGTACCTGAAATTTTACTTAATGTATCTAGTACAAACGATTTGTGGGAAGTAGGAGAAACCGTAAGCTTTACAAATGCGCCACTAAATGAATTAGAAACTAATTATATGGTTAAGAAAAAAACAATAAATTACATAGCTACTCAAAGTACCATATTTTATTCTTATGAATTAACTTCATCATATAACAGTGAAACACAAATAAATTATTTTGATAATCAAAGAAACAAAGCAAATGGAAATATTGGAGCTGGGGAGTACATTTCTAGAAACTACGATATTGAATCAACTGCAAATATCATCTTTTACGACACTTCAGTTGAAGAAATAACAGTTGTAGGAGATAACGTACTTAACGCACCATTAAACGCTCCATTTGTACAGTAGGAGGGATATTATGACAGAGGATTATAAAGAAAAATTATTAGATTATATAACAGGTGATACAACTCCTACATCACCAACAACAGATGAGATATTTAAAGAACAGAATAATATATCTCGTTCATATTGGAATAATTATTTGCCAGCATCATGGAACAATTTTAGATATGAAGGAATGGTAGCACCAAACGAATTAACATCAAATTTGACAGTTCTTTATGGGGGATATTTAGATACTAACAATAATTCTTATGGAATTATTACACTAGTTGATGAGAATTTTAAACCTGTTAAAAGTATTTTTGAATATTCAAGTGGGACACCTCTAAGATATATACAATACATGAAACAAGCTGAAGATGGGACGTTTTATTTTGTTGATGATGTTGTTTTTACATATTCTCAAGCACAGCAATCAAGAACCAGTCAAAAACGTTTTGTAATGACAAATAATTTTACATTAATAAATCAATTAACAAACGATTATCAAATAAATTTAAGAACTAGCTACATATTCGGGTCTGAATATCAAAATTTTTATTGTAAAAATATGTATAAAGACCCTAATTCGGCACATTACATCTTTTTTGGAGATGGTGCTAACGATACAAATTATAATTTTACACTTTTAAAAATAATCGATTTAAAGGTCAATGTAGGCTCGGCTAACGAGTGGAATCTGTTTGCTGATAGAGGCAACAGAATATTTGGAAGTGCAATAGCATTATTTGATAGTGAATCAAATGTCCAATATAGATGCTTAGTAACTGATAATTTAACCAGCAACAACGATTTAATTTGCTATTCAAAAACATACACAGGAAGTCCAACATCAAACGTTATTATAAGCTTTAATGATTATAAACCTTATATAGACGATAGTTATTTTAAAAAACAAAGTGTGTTTTTAACTTATGATGAGGTATATTTTGTTCAAAATAATCAACGCTGGGGAATAGCTGGAGTTGCAAAACCAAAGTATATAGGATTATATAAATATAATTTTGCAAATTCTAATTTAGCAACAATTTTTGAAAAATATTTGGGAGATTATGACTATTGTAATCTAGCAGCAATGTATATTGATAAATGCAATACAGATTTGTATTTAGAATATAACGATAATATTAATACAATAAATAATCAAATATGTGCCGATTATTATTTTCAAAGATTAGTAAATGATGAATGGGATCCAATTTTGATTAGTGAACAAAAATATTTTGCATATTATCTTAGAACTTTATTTATAAAAAGCAATTTCAATTTATTATCTATATTCTTATATCAAACCAACCCAAGAGAATGGGACGGTTCAAATTGGTTCACATATCAAATAAAAGAAAATTATAACGTTTTAAATTATAATGGGGAACCATACACATACTATAATTCATTAATTCCAAAACAAGGGGAAGTATATTCAAATAATAAATTAGTCTTTGCTAGAAATCTATACAATAAAACTATTAATAACAATACTACAGTATCAACTATTCAAATACCAAATTCGTATCTAAACAGCATTGATTTAAATACAAAAACACTCATTTCAGAAACTAATAATGTTTTGATTAATGATACTAATATAATTCAAAAAAATATTTATGAAATTTTGTTTTTAAACTATATCAACACCATAAATGTTTTAGAAGAAGATACAAACACTTTATATCCTGAAGCAAGTTCATACGTAAATGAAAATATAAATGTTGGTACACAAACAAATATGGATACAACTTTTATATCAAAAATTAGACTCAATTATATGGATAATACATCAGAAATTAAAAACATTTTTTGGACTGATATAGATAGCACACATAAAAAAACAGAATTTTCTGTTTACTTAAATAAAACTTTATCTAATATTGAATTTATAAGCAACGATGAATTACATGTTTATATAAAAAGAGATATGACAAGTTTTGAAATGGAAACAGGGAATATATATACAATAACTCAATTTTTAAGAATAGAATAGGAGGCTTTTTATGGCAAAAATAACTTATAACGATAAATCATTTTTAAATCAGAATCCTAGTATTGCTGATGAAAATAAAGTAAATGATACAGATTTAAACGAAATTAAAAATGTTGTAAATACAAATGATGATAATTATACAGGTGCATTAAACAATTTAGCAGGTGATGTATTATGGACTAATCCAAACCCAAATGCAGTCTTTGGTAACACCACAATTACAATTTCAAACAAAAATGATTATGTATATTTTGAAGTTTTCGCTAAAAACTATTACCTTGACGGGTATAAAAATTCATTGTATGCAAAATTCGAAAATGGATATAATGGATATTTAACAGAAATTGATACGGAAGGAAGTCTAATAACTAGACGTGTAATAAACACTAGTAATGGGTTTACGTTTGATAATGCATATTATAAACGTTATAATTCAACATCTCTTGCAACAACAGATAATAATCGTGCTATTCCGTTAAAAGTTATAGGATATAAAACTAATGCAATTAGTTAGAAAGGGGTAAAAAATGGAAGAAATTATAAAAGAAATTCATTTTACAAATATTTTGTGGACATTCTTTTTGCCACTAATTTTGATGATACTAGATATAATAACAGGATACTATAACGCTTGGAAAAATAAAGAAGTATCAAGCAAAAAATTGAGGGAAGGACTCGGGAAAAAATGCGGTGAATTGGCATATTTAATCCTAGGGATTGCGTTTAAATATGCTATTGGAAGTTATATGATAATCTATTTTATTAGCGTTTATATCTGTTTTATGGAAATCATATCACTTACTGAAAATTGTTCAAAATTAGGTGTTCCTGTTCCAAGCTTTATAAAAAATCAACTAAAGGAATACAACGAAATTATTAATAAAGAAGGTGATAAAAATGAGCAAGAGAAGTGAATTTGTAAATATTGCTAAAAGTCAAATTGGCGTTAAAGAAACAGGAACAAACAACGTAAAATATAATACATGGTACTATGGGCGCCCAGTAAATGGGCGTGCTGGTACTAGTGAATACGCATGGTGCGTGACTTTTGAGTGTTGGTGTGCTAATCAAGTTGGAATTTTAGGGAGCTTAATTCCTAAGTGCAATAATGTAGGAACTTTACGTGACTGGTATAAGAATAAAGGACTTTACCACCTAAGAGGCGCATATACCCCTCAAAAAGGTGATTTAATCATATTTAAGAACGCTTCCCATACTGGAATAGTAGAAAAGATTTTAAATAGCCGTGTGTGGACGATAGAGGGTAATTCTAAAGACAAGGTATCTAACAATACATATTTAAAAACAGATAGCTACATTCAAGGATATTGTCAAGTAAAATTTAACGATAATCAAGGAAATACAGGTAACGCCACTAAAAGTAGCATTAAAGAAATTCAAGCTATGATAAAATCAAAATACAATTTTAATTTCTATGTTGATGGTATATACGGTTCTGAAACAAAAAAAATGCTTATAAAAGCATTACAAACGGAATTAAATAAACAATACAATGCTAATTTAAATGTTGATGGTGTATTTGGTGCAAAAACAAAAAATAAATGTCCAGTTGTAAAAAGTGGTGCAAAAGGCAATATTACATTGTTAATACAATGTAAATTAGTGTGTCTAGGTTACAATATTTCGACAGATAGTGTATATGGAAATCAAACACAAAATGCTATAATACAATTTCAAAAAACAAAGGGTTTATTAGCTGATGGAATTTGTGGTAAAAACACATTTGAAAAATTGTTTAAATAAAGTTTAAAAATATATAAAATTATGTTATAATTAAACCGTAATAGATATATAGTTTATGTGAAGTAGAACGACACGTTCCTTGCTTATAGCAATAAGCAATAAAGGAAACACTCGACAGGGGACTGTAAGGAAATGGTGCAAGTCCATTTATATCTATTTAAAAAGAGATTAGCAAACGCTAGTCTCTTTTTTTATCTAGATATATTGTATTTTTTATCTAATTCATAACAGAATGTCAATATTTTTTTTGAAAATAAGCTATAACTTTTTTAAAAAAGCGATATAATAAAGTGGGCATTCCCCTATAGACAAAATGACGGCCATGATGATTGATACTGTTTTTTATGTTCTATATTATCATAGTAAAAAGGCTAGTATTATACTAGTCTCTTTTTTAATTTATAAATAATTTCTGCCAATTAATTTTATAAATTCTTCTCTAGTTTTATTTTTTTCAAATTCTCTCTGAAACAATTTTTTATAATATAGACTAAATTTTCTATCATTATGAAATCGTTCGTGGCAAAAATGACACAAAGGAACTATAAATCCGTTTAGCATTGATACTTGCCTGTTTTTACCTTCGAAAACTTCATTAAGTTCTACACCCTCATAAGAGCCACAATAAGCACATTTTTTTAAGTCATGATAAATTATACTAAAACGTTTATTTTGTCTCTTATTTTGCTTTTTAGATACTTTCTTGATAGGATTATGTTGTTTAGTTTTTAACTTTTCTATTTTTTTATTATATAATTCTTTATATTGTTTTGATATTTCTTCTTTGCATTCGCTACAGTATATATTTTTTTCTATTTTAAATTTTGAACAATATCCATATATTTTATTATTCTTTTTTCTTATTTTTAAATATTTGCATTTCATAAACTTTGTACCGTGTTTGTACCGTGATATTATACAAATAATGCAAATAATGCAAATATAAAGAACAAAAACCCACTAAAAAAGCCTGTTTTCACGGGCTTTTGCTTTACTAAATGGTGTTCGCGGAGAACACATAAAAAGCCCTGTAAAACCTTTAATTTACGTTATTTGATTATTTTGTACCGTTATTTGTACCGTGATTAGTAAAAAACATCAGTACTTTTTGCCATCTCCTTCCTTAACTTTTCACTTAAATGCCCATAGACATTTGATGTAGTTCTTATATCATTGTGACCTATATTTTTTGATATAGCGTAAATTTCATATCCTAAATTCATCATGCTGGTAACATAAGAATGTCTTAAATCATACATTCTTATTTTAGGAACACCTGCTTTTTCTATAAACTCATTAAAATATTTTCTTAAAAGAGTATCACTATATATTTTATTGTTTTTATAATTTATGAATAAGAAACTATCATCACTAATATTATATTTGTCTTTTAAATAACTTTTATAATCTAGTAATTCATTTAACAATTTATCAGATATATTTATTATTCTTTTTGAATACACGTTTTTTGTATCTTTAATTAAATCTTTGTTATTTGGATCATATTCTATTGAATGAGCTATTTTTATTGTTTTATAATCTATATCTATGTCTTTAAAGTTTAACGCTCTTAATTCACCAATTCTAAGCCCTGTATTAAATCCTAAAAGGATTAATATCTTTATTATATATGACTTTTCTTTTTGCAAATTATTTTTAATGTTAGTATTTAAGTAGTCTAATATCTTTTTTAATTGTTCAGGTGTCCAGTATTTCATCTCTTTTTTATCAATTTTAAAATACTCTATACTAATTAATGGATTAAGCAAGATTATTTCTTTTTTAATACACCAATTAAAGAAAGCTCTTAATTCTTTTAATAAAATATTCTTTTGTAAATTAGTAGTTTGAATATTATTAATAAATTGAACAATATCGCTTTTCAATATTTTAGAGACTTTTAAATCATCAAAATACCTTTTAAAATGTGCTTTGTACAACTTTTCTTTTTTATGATATGTGTTATATGTTAATTTTTTCTTGCAATCCTCAATATATAATAAATAAAGTTTTTCAAAATTATCTTTATTATTTATTTGTTGTGTTTTAACAATTCTGTTAGATTTATTATCCCTTATATCTTTAGCAAGGTTTATATCATATATCTTATTATTATTCTTGTCTTTTGATATGGTTGTATCAGGATTTGATATTCTAATTATATAATTGCCGTTTTTAATATTTTTATATATATTTTGATACCGTGTGTTTTTATATCTTTTTTTATCCATTTTTTAAAACCTCCCTTGTTTTTTTTAAATTATTTTAGTATAATTATTAATGTAAAATGACACACAAAAAAGATTTTTATTTTTTCTATAGCTTTTTTAGTTTATTTTACATTTTTGCACGTGTTCTAGCACGTGTTTTTTTTATATTTCTATTTGTTTTCCATTTTTATTCTGTAAGATGTTAGTATCATAATCATAAGAAACATTATCACCAGATTGTTGATTGTATTTTTTTATTAATCTTGCAAGTCTTCCTTGAAGTCCGCCTTTTGAAGTGTCTAATTTATATCCTATCCTTAAAGCATTGATGCACACCAATATTCCTTTTTGGTATTCTTTTTCTTTTTCATAAATTTTTGCTAAGGTTGAAAAACTGGGATATGTTCCGATAAAAGGTTCATCTTTATAACCATAAGAAAAATGGATTTTTTTTAAATATTCAATGTAATCTTTACTTAATGAAATATCTTTTTTACATAGTTCTTTGCATTTTTCTGTATATTTATTTTTGATAGATGGTTGATTAATCGCTATTGAATAAACTTGTTGTATTTCATTCATTAAATTAAAATGATTATTTATTATATATTCATATTCTTTTTGTAAGCTTTCTCTAAATTCAAACTGTTCTTCATACATTAAATTATGCTGAGTGTTTAAAAAACTTTGTTTTTCTTTTTTGCCTTTAAATAAATTAAAAACCATATTAATTATCCCCTTTCTTTTTTTCTTTTATTGATCATAAAAACTATGTGTTCTTTGTCATCATCTGTTAATAAATGTTTATTGGCTTCATAGAATAAATTGAAATCATTTTCTTGGTTTTTTGCTTCATAAGATAAATTTACATTAATTAATTTTTCTAATGGAATATCGAAAAAATCAGCTATTTTTAATACATCTAACATAATCGGAGAACGTTGACCTAACTCCCATTTTCCGATTGTAGAATAATCTTTATCTAATTTTTTTGCTAATTGTGTTTGAGTCAACTTTCTTTTTAATCTTAGATATTTTAAATTAGCTGAAAAATAGTTTTCCATAATCACTCCTTTCTATAAAAATTATACCACAAAAAATGTGTATTATCAAAAAAAATAAGACAAATTGAAAAAAAACACTTGACATTTGACAAATTGTCTTATATAATGGAGTTGGATAGGAGGGAAAGATTGAAAACTAGTAAAATTTTAAAAAGCCTTAGAGCTAAAAGATTATTAACACAAGATGATATAGCGTTAAAACTTGGAATTACTAGACAAACGTACAATGCTTACGAAAACAATCCTTTAAAATGTGATTTAAATACATTAATTCAACTTGTTTCAACTTTAAAGGCTAATGATTTAGAATATCAAGAATTTTTTAATGCTATAGAACAAGACTTTATGTCTTATATTAAAAAGGAGAATTAAAAATGAAAATTAAAAAAGCTATAGAAAAAATAAAAATCGAAAAAATGATAAAAACAAAACAATACATAATTATAAATTCAGGAAATGACTTAATAGGTCTAATGCATAGAAAGACAAACAAAATATATAAACCAAAATTTAAATTATATGTGGAGGTTTAAAGATGAAAAACAAAGAAAGACTAACAATCATTATAGGATTAGCTTTTACGCTAATATGTATGCTTTGTTTAGAAATGAATTTTAAAAAAGCAGTTAATGATTGTTCAAAAAAACATGATGCACAGTGGTGTATTAATGAATTATCAAAATAGGGGGATATATGGAAAAAGAAGTATATTTTGTAAAAGATTTACAAAAGATTTTAGGAAAAGATTATAACTATTGTTATAGATTAATTAAAAAATTACAAAAAGAATTATATCGAGAAAATCCGAATTATAAATCGGAAATAGGCACACTAATTCCTAAATGGTACTTTGAAAAGACCGTTTTAGGTAAATAGAAATAATATTCACGTACGGAGTGATAATCAGATTAAAACCCACTCCATTCACTAATTAGATTCAACTTTTTTCAATAACCATTCTAACAATAATCTGGTTATCATTCTGTACGTGAAAAAAGGAGAAAAATTTAAAAATGAAAAAGAATAAAAGGAATAAAAAGGGAAAAGGAAGGTTTTTGGTCAAAATAATAAAATTTATAATATTCGTATTTGTTGGAACTATTTATTTTATATATTTTATATTTAAAAATTTGCATACTTTTATAGGAAAAGGATTTATGAATTTGCCTAGGTTCACAAAAGTAGCAACAATTTATACTTTAATATTTTGTGCAGGATTTGGTTTAGTAATCCCATACTTCACAAATGATAAAGTAGAAAATGCAGTAATTCAGACTACTAAAATATTTCATATTAAAAAACTTGAAATAGAAACTGTAAAAGCTAAAACAAAACTAAGAAAATCAGATTTAGTTTGTAAAAAATATTCTGATATAGAATGTAAGATATTTAAAACAGCTAAAAAGCATGGTTTAAGCACAAATCAAGGCTATATGCTAATGGCTATTAGTAAGCATGAAACAGGAAACTGGTCATCATCAATTTTTAAAAATTACTACAATATGGGTGGAATTATAGGTTCGCACGGATTTAGACAATATAGTTCATTAGATGAAGGAATAGAGGATTTCGTAAATTTATTAGATAAATATTATATAAATAACGGCAGAAATACTATTGAGTTGATAGGTGCTAAGTATTGCCCAGTTGGAGCCAGCAATGACCCAACAGGATTAAACCAGCATTGGGTACCACAAGTAACTAAATATTATAACGAATATACAAAATAGAAAGGATATTAATATGAAGGAAAAATTTGAATTTTATAGAACATATTATGAATTAATTAACACATTAGATGAAAAAGAACGTGGCAAGGTTATACTAGCAATATTTAATTATGGTTTTAAAAAAGAAGAACCTATTCTAAATGGTAAAAGTCAAAAAATTTTTAATCAAATAAAAGACATGATTGATAATCCAAAAAAATATAATTTAGGTTTAAGTTAGGTTTTTAAAATATGAAAAATTTTACAATTTATTTTGAAATGATTAAACTAATAAGACACATTGAACCAATAGAAAAAAGAGATGCTTTTTTAGGAAAAATAATTGACTTTTATTTCTTTGATAAAAAACCTAATTTTGAACCAGAAAGTTTAGAAGAGGATATTTGGGAAAATATTTCAAAGCCCATTATTTCTTACAAAAGCAAGGTTGCAAACGGTCAAAAAGGTGGTAGACCAAAGAAAGAAAAAGAAACCGAAACCAAAACCGAAACTAAAACCGAAATAATAACCGAAACCAAAACCGAAAAAGAAAGCAAAACAAAAAGCAAAAGCAAAACAACAACTAATGTTGTTAATGTTAATGTATATGTTAATAAAATACTAAATGAATATAAAAATATCAAAGACAATGATTTGATGAAAAATAAAATAAATGATTGGTTAGAATACAAAAAGCAGAGAAAAGATTCTTATACTGAAAAAGGTCTTAAGTCTTTACTTTCTAGAATTGACAACTTGCTAAACGATTATGAAGAACAAGAAATAATTGAACTAATTGATAATTCAATTGTAAATAACTGGAAGGGTATAATCTGGGATAATTTAAAAACCAAAAACAAAAAAACTAAAGAGCCTTCGTGGTTTAAAGATAAAACTGAAACTGAAGAAATGACAAAAGAAGAACAAGAAGAAATGGAAAATATTTTAAAAGAATTTGGAGGATAAAATGCAAAAAATTGTGACATATGAAAATTTAAAAGAAGTAAATAAAACAATAAAAACTACTGATATAAAAGGCAAAAAATATGCTGAGGTAAACCAAAGAATAAAAGCATTTAGGATGCTTTATCCTGAGGGAATTATAAAAACCGAAATGCTTCAAAATGAAAATGGTGTGTGTGTATTTATTGCAAAAGTTTATACAGATGAACAAAGATTATTAGCTACTGGTACAGCCTACGAAAAAGAAAATAGTTCTTTTATAAACAAAACTAGCTACATTGAAAATTGTGAAACCAGTGCGGTTGGAAGAGCTCTAGGAATTGCAGGGTTTGGAATAGATACATCAATTGCTAGTGCCGATGAAGTACAAAATGCCATTCAAAATCAAGAAGTAACTCAAGAAGAAGCAGATAATTATAAATTAACTTTTGGTAAATACAAAGATAAAACATTAAAAGAAATACAAAAAGAAGACAACGAATACATAGAATGGCTTTTAGGAAATTCTAAAGATGAAAGAATGATAAGATTAATCGAATTAGCAACTGGAATAAAAAAAATGCCTGAAGCTGAGCTTCAAGAAAAATTAAACTTAATTAACGAGTTAAATATCTTACTAGATACCAAAAATGTAGATAGAGAAAAATTATATAAACACTACAAAGTAAAAACTAACAAGGATTTAACCATAGCACAATTAAAAGATGCAATAGAAAGACTAAAAGAGAGGGGATAAGATGGAACACATCTACATAGATTTAAGGGAATTTAGCAAATGGGTTCAAGAACAATTCCCGAACAAAGATTTAATTTCACTTGAAGAATTAATGGTGGATTATGAAGACTTAATGGATGAGGTAGATAATTTAAAAGAAAAAATAAAAGATTTAGAAAAAGATATCGAAGATAATTACGAACCAGTTCCAATAGAAAAACAAATATTTTAGGAGGGATAAAATGAACGAATATATTTTAATTGGTAGAGTTTCACAACAACCAAAATTATCAAAAACAAAAATTGAAGGAATACAAGTGACAAATTTAAACATTGCTGTTTCAAAAAGAATAAAACAACAGGATGGAAGCTATAAAGAACAAACAGATTTTATTAAAAGCAATTGCTGGAGAAATCTTGCAGAATACGTGGCAAATTATGTAAATATCGGTGATATGGTATTAGTTCGAGGTAGAATAAGAATTGCAAAAGATTTTGATACAGAACGAATGACAAATATCTATACAACAGTTTTAGACTGCAGCTCTGTTAAGATTTTAGAAAGAAATAAAAAAAACCGTGAAGAAATACAAAAAGAAGAGGATGATAAACTTCTAAACGATTATAAAAAAGCCCAAGAAAAACAACCAGAACAGGTTAAACAAGTAAGCTTTAAAGAAAGTGTAAAAACAGATGATATTGAATTGTCTGAAGACGATTTACCATTTTTATGAAAAAACAAATTTTATGTACACCTAAAAACTATGAATCAGTTTTAAAAAAACTTAATCCTGACAGTGAATATCTTTTCACTGTCGAGGATAAGCAAAACAAACGCACTGTGAAACAAAACAAGTACATGTGGAAACTTATACAGGAAATAGCAAAACACGTCTATATGAACGATTATGAGGTGTATTTGAACGCAATTAAAAAAGCAGATGCAAAAAGCGAATATTTTATAACAGCTTTTGAAATGTCTGAAGACTTAAGAAAAAATTTTAGAGGTGTAGAATTTGTCAGATTTCAAGAAGTGAATAATAAAAAATGCTATGTTTACAAATGTTATTTAGGCTCTTCAAAAATGAGTACTAAAGAAATGAAAGAATTAATAGAAATTTTATTAGACATGGCAAACGATGTGGGGTTGGATTTGGTTTATTGGAAAAACATATTTTATGCGAGGTAAAACAAAGTGATAATTAAAAAAGATGAAATTCTAAATAAATGGATTGTTTGGAAAAAAGATAAATCCATTTTGATTGAAATTTTTAGGGGGAATACAAAAAAAGAATGTAAAAATTTTATACAAAAAGAGGGTGGCAAAAATGACAGAAAAAGATTATAAAAAATTTAAAAATGAAGATTGGTACAAAGAAGTTATTAAAAATTTAAGGCAAGAAATTTCTGAATTAATAAAAGAAAATGCAATTCTAAAAGAACAGGTTATCGATTTAAAAATAATTAAAAAAAAGGAATTAAAAAGATGAAAAATCTCAAGGATTTTTTAAAGAATGATGATATCCAAAAAAAGATGAGTTATTTTAACGATTTAAAAGTACCATGCGTAAATTGTGGTAGAAAAGTAGCAATACATCATTCAAAAAAAAGTGTGCTGTGCTCTTGGTGTCATCATTTAGTTTTTAGAACAAAAAAAGAATATGACGATTATTATAATAGACAAAATTTCAAAAAACAATTAAGAAAGGCAATGGCAAGAAATGAACATATTAAAAGGACTGGCAATAATTGAAATTATAATATTAATTTGGGGGTTTTTCGCTATAGGAATGGCATACGATATGATAAGCTATCAAGAACTAAAAATGCAACAGGAAAGGCAAGCAGGACTGAAAACTCGCACAGTTTATCACGACTGTTTTTGTAGAAATATAAATGAAAACTGAAAAAGAATTATTGGCAGAAAATAATTTAGGATTAATCTATCATGTTATTAAAATGTATGGGTTAAACGATAAATTTGAAGATTATTTTGACTTAGGTTTAATAGGTTTAACAAGTGCAATAAACAACTTTGATGAAAATCTAGGTTTTAAATTTAGTACATTTGCTACTGATTGCATAAAAAAAGAAATAGTTAAAGAATTACAAAAAAACAATTGTGAAAAAAGATTATCAAATAAAACAAAAGTTTCTTTAAATATGCAATTAAGTAAATCAAGTGATGAAGATTTTACTTTAGAACAAACAATAAAAAAAGATTACGATTTAGAAGAAGAGGTTTTAAAAAAAGAATTAGAATCAATCCTTTTAGAAAGTATAAAACTATTAACTGTAAGAGAAAAACAAGTAGTAGTGTTGTATTTTGGTTTATTTGGTTATCCAAAAATAAAAAGTAAACAAATTGCAGTGGATTTAAACATATCAAAATATAGAGTTTATCAGTTAAAGAGTAATGGTTTAAGAAAAATAAAAAACTTTTTAAAAAAGAAAGGTTACGAATTATGAAAAAAATTGAGGTTTTTTACAAAGAAAATGAATGCTACATAAAAGATGAATTTGATGAAAATTTAAAAATAACAAAAGCAGAAAAGGTAATGGTTGATAAAATTAACGAATTGATAGACATTTTAAAGGAGCTAAAAAAATAATGAATTTATGGATACGTTCACAAGATAAAAAAGATTTAATTAATGTAAGTGAATATTTAAGTATAGAAGAAACGAATTTTAGTGAAGATATAGAATATGTAAAAAATCCTAATAAAAGACCATTCTTTATAGAATGTAGTAATTGTATTTTAGGCTTTTATGCAACAGAAGAAAGAGCATTAGAGGTATTAGATGAAATACAAAAATTGCTAAAAGATGAAACAACAGAAACTGAAATAAGGTATATAGATAATCAAGAATATGAAAGAATAGTAACCAAAAAACCAAATATACCAAAAGGTAAAGTAGTTTATGAAATGCCAGAGGAATAGAAAGGATTAAAATGGAAATAGAACTGAAAAATTCAAATGATTTTATTCAGGGGTTCATTCAAGGGGAATATAAGCAGAATTTAAAAATCAAGGAAGTATTAGAATATATAAAAGAAAATATTGATTTTTGGAGCGATAATGAGATATTTAAAGAATTTATTGAAAATATAGAAAGAATATTAAAACAATGAATGAAGAAAAAAACAAAGAAAAATATATAATAATAGATGAAAACACTCCCACTTTTTCAATAACTGATGTTGTTGAAAATGAAGATGTAGACCCATTTGGAGATTTTTTAAAATCTTATGCAAAAAAAGTTGATATTTTATCAAAAAGAGAAATAATGAAGATTAAATATGGGTATTTAGATAAAAAAACAGTATATAAACCACAATCAAGGTTTGCATTTCTTATTGATAATAAAAAAATAGAGGACAATAAAAATGAATAAAGAAATAGAAGAATTATTAAGTATTATTAGCGAAGGTCAAAACAGCATTCAATTACAGGAAATAGAAAAATATATAACCAACCTACAAAAAGAAAATCAAAAATTAAATAAAATTATTGATGAGTTAGAAAAATTTTGTAATGAAGAGATAAAAGAATGGT